TTATTCTTCGATGTATTCAACCAGCTTCGGATCGCCACTGATGAAATATCCGTCAAGTGTCTTATACATCGGCTTTCCGTCCACTTCCATCACATGTGTGACAATCTTTTCTGTGAATGCTGCTGCACCTCTGACAGCGTCATTGCTCCATGAAGGTGCTTTTCTGATCCTGATGCTACCATTGAACACCCTTCTGATCTTTCCTTTGATTCTGACCGCTGTCATGCCGTCAATGTTTTCTGTGACAGCTTCTTCAGCTGCCTTGATTTCTTCAGTCGTTGCCGTTCCGACCTGATTTCCGTCTGCATCGTATGTCGGCACGCTTCCGTCTGCGTCAGTGTCCAGCGCGCCTTCAGGGACTTCGTCTGTCATTGTCGCCTGCTGCCCCTGTCCTTCCTGATCCGTGTCGGTTGTCTGCTGCTGTCCGTCCTGATCTGTGTTGTCGGGTGTCGGCTGTCCGTCCTGACTGCCGTCTGTGGCTGTCTGTGGCGGCTCTGCTGCCGCTTCGGTCTTTCCCCTGAAGTCTTTTACCACTTCGCCATTTTCGTCAAATACAGCGGCTTTCACTTTCTCTGCTGCCTTCTCTGCTGCATCCAATTTCTTGTATGGTTTGTTTTTTTCTCTGTCGAATGTTTCGCCCATGAAGTATTCCATCGCGCTTCCTCCTTCTTATTTTGCTGTGATGTATTTTGCATTTACATAGCCGTACTTCTTGCCCTTTTTTCCGTCAATGTAAATGTAATACCACAATGCGCCGTTCGGTGCTGTTGCACTTCCGCACACTCCGACTTCTGTGTTCTGCTCAATGCAAGGATATGACACAAGTTTGTCAGCGTTCGGATCAGGCTGCTTTCTGACATTCAATGCACCTGTGTTCACATATCCAGTGAATGTCGCTGTCTTTGCTGTTCCGTATGGTACAGCTGGATTATTGCCTGATCCGTTTCCTGAAGATGTACTTCCTGAAGATGTACTTCCTGAAGATGTGCTTTTCACATTGCAGCCGTTTTCAAGTGCCATGATTGTGTGTTTGCCTGCTGCCACTGAAATGTCGCCAGTCATAAGATTGTCGCCTGTATCTGTGTACTTGCTTCCTGTTAGTTTTTCAAACTCTCCTGTCGCCATAATAGCATTGACCATGTTGCCTGTGTAAATATCTTTTGACACGCTGATTCCTGCGCATTTAAGCACTGGCGACATCATCGCACTGCAATCAGTTTCGCAAGGTGTATTCAATGCTGTTGGATTCCAGCCGACCTTTTCAAGTTCTGTGTACAGTGAAGTTCTGTGTCCCTGACAGTAGCCGACTGCATCGTTGTCACATAACTGCTTCATTGCTGTTGCTGCCTTTGCTGCCTTGTTTCTGTCCTTGAAACGAAGAACGACTGTCTGTCCGAAGTTGTACCAGTTCCCTGTTCTTACCTCGCGACCTGTCTGATCGCCCTTCTGTCCTCCTGTTGCTTTTCCCTTTTCGTCAATACTAGCCCATCCGCATAATGTTCCCATGTTCTTTTCCTCCTGTTAATCTGTTAATGATGTAATGATGACGCAGCCGATCACGAAGATATAAAATATCAATACCAGTGGGGCTGCTAATGATACCACGAAGGCGATCAGGAATGCTTTTAATATATACCCGATCCAGTCCTTCGCTGTTGGCGGCGGTTCAACCTCTGCGCCGTGATGTTTCGCTTCTTCCTTGTCGATCTCAACGCCTGCGATCAGCAATAGCATAATGATGACTACTGTCGCCATGAAGCAGATCGCGTATGATGTAATGTAAGCATGTAGCATTCCTTTTGACCTCCTGTCTTTTTATTCCGTCTGTATCTTCTGCACCTGAAGCGCAGCTGCTACCGCTGCCGCTTCTCTTTCTTCAGGCGGTGTGACCGCTTCAGCTGCTTTCTGGTTCTTCTTTTTAAGTTCATTCAGTTCATCGACCGCTGTTTCAATTAGATCGTCAATCATGTCTTTACTGATCAGCCCTGCTGATATGTATTCAGTCAACTTCTGCTGTTGTGCCTGAATCTGTTCCCACACCCATGACTTCTTGATTGTCCCAGTGCCGCTTCCCCATTCCTTTTCTGCCTTTGATACAATCGACAGAAGGCTTTTTTCAACCAGTTCCACGACTTTGTCTGCCTGCTCCTGAAGCTGTTTCTTTTGGTCTTCCTTTGACTGCTTCAGGAAGTTTCTGACCTTGATCCCGATGCCTGCCACAATCGCAATGATTGTCAGGATCATCGGCAAATTATCATAAATTGTTTTTAATATTAAAGCTGCATTTTTCATCCGTTCGCACCGCCTTCCTCATTTTCACTTTCCTGCTTTCCTTTTTTGATTTTCTGCCAGTTCTCAATTCCTGCCTTAATCATGTACCCGAACACACCCATGCGAAGCACTTCAGATGTTTCGCTGATCAGTGTGGTCAGCACTGATGTGTCTGCGAAGTGCCAGATCGCTATTACTGAAAACAGTTCAATGATGATGTAAAGCAGCACGCAGACAACCACAACTTTTTTTGAAAACTCCATGATCCAGCTTGTCAGTGACTTCTTGCGTCTTTTCTTCCTTCTTGCTGGTATTGTATAGCTGTACTTCTCCACGCGCTTTCCTCCTGTTACTCTTCGATGTACTGATGTGGGTGTGATTCATCAATGATCTTGTCAATTCTATCCACACGCTTGTGAAGCTGCTTCAGGCTTTCTGATGCCCTGATGTAATACTCCCTGATCTCTTTCATTTCGTTTCTGTATGATCCCATTTCAGACTTCACTTCAATCATAGTATTCTGAATGTTTTCCAGTTTGGTCAGGATCGTTGCATCCTCTCTGGCTTCGTCCTGTGTGTCCTTCTTCACGTTTCTGTTGCGTGTGCTGATTCCGAAGAAGATTGCAAACGCAATCGACACGCCTGAAAGTAACAATGATACTTCAATAGTCATTTTCTTTTTCCTCCGTCAAATATAATTGCGAAGTGCTGCTTCGATTGCATCGTTTTCGTCTTCTGCCCTTTTGCGCTTCCCGAATAGATCGTCAAGCCTGTCTGTGGCTTCGTCCTGCGTCTGTATCGCTTCGATTCCATGTTGCGCCATTATTTCTGCCTGTTCCCTGACAATGTCTGTCAGAAGCGTATTCACGGCGCACAGCCTGTCGATCAATTCAATCTGCGTCATTATTCTTCACTGGCTTCATACTCTTCGCCAGTAATTTCCTTGTATTCTTCCGCTGTGATGCCCTTGCCTGCTCTTTTCTTATTCAGCGCAACCCAGCCTTTCAAGGTGTCCTTCGTGATATAGTCCTTGTCCCATTTATCCTTCAGGGTGTCGAACTTCTTACTGTGTACCTTTTCGGTTGTTTCTGTGACTGTTTCAGTCGTCTTTGTTTCTGCCATGTCTTATTCCTCCATCATTTCCTGCATCATTGCCATGTTCATTTCGATTGCTGACATTGACTGCATGATCATCTTTGTTGCTGGACTTTCAAGTTCTGCCTGAAGTCTTGCATATTCTTCCTGTGTCATAGTTCTTTCGCTGTACACATAGACAGTGCGGTCTTCCTCTCCGTCAATGCCCTTCCTGATCTTCTCTGCGATGCTCTTTCGCTGATAGACCACTGTCGGACTTGATGTCGTGTCCCACTCTGTCGGCTTGTCCATGCTTTCTGACTGATACCATTCTGACATCATTGTTCTTCACTCCTTTCTTTGAATGCTTGCTGACTATTCTTTTCAGTTTCTTTATATTGACATATGGTTTTATGTGATCTTCATAAAATCCATAAGTGTCCGTGTGTGTATACCAGTCCATTGATGACAGCATTGCTGAAGCATCGTACCAGTTTATTTTCTCTTTCTTTGAAAGTTTATGCGCCTTCTTCGTGCTTCGCTTCAGGATTGACTTGCGAAGTGTTGTGCGGTTGTAATGAAATACAAATCCCATGAAGTCAAGTGCGCGTCCTCTGGTCTTCGGTTTCTCTTTTCCTGTCCTTTTGTCAATGACTGGCGGTGCTTTCCTGTCGGGATATTCAAAACGAAACACTTGCCAGTTGCATTTGATTTTCTGGTGCATTTCGTTCTTCAGATACGCTTCCATTGTTTCTTCCAGCCTGTGAAGTTTCTTCTTGTTCCTGCCAGTTGCAACAATGTCATCTGCATATCGTATATAATGATCAACGCCGCCCAACTCTTTCCAGTCTTCAATAACCTTGTGATCGAATGTTTTAAAATTCAGCTGTGTGAACCATTGCGAAGTCACAAACCCAAGCGGAAGCCCTGACAAAAATTCTGCATCTTGCCACTGTTCGTCCTTGATCCATCTGTCGTCAAATTCAGGCGGTTTCAGTGTTGCTTCATGCTCCATGACTGTGCAACATAACCTGACGAACTTTTCGTCTTTTATGACATGCTTCAGCTTTTCTTCTATCACATGAATGTCTTCTGTATCGAAGCAGTGTCGGACATCTGCCTTCAGGATATAGAACTTCTTTCCTTTATAGCCTTTTATCCACTTTTCAACTTGTTTCTTTCCGCTGTGACAACCTCTGTTCGGTATGCTTCCCAGTGCGTGTTCATACAGTCCATGAAGCACGATCGGCTGAAGCTGTTTTATGATGCAGTGATGCACGACCTGTTCATACTGAAATTCAGGCTTTATGATCTCCCTGACCTTTCCGCAGCTATATTCGTTTATCAGCATCTTTTTATGTTCTGGCGGTTGATATGTTTCTTCTTCCAGCATTTTCTGAAGTGCTTTCACATGTTCCTGAAGACATTGCGGTTCAGGTCTGTCGTTTCCGACTTCCCTTTCTTCCTTCAGCACTCTGGCGACTTCGGGACGTGTCGTCTTGCGCTTTGCTGCATCGTGAAAACATTGTGTGATATTTTCTTCCTTCAGCAATTCTTCAAATATATGTTTATATGTCTTCATTCAAAAGGTTTCCTTCTTAACACCTGTTGCACGTTCGCGGCTTTCGCCCTACTAGCACAACCCTTTCTTCGGTTTAACTTTCGCCAAGTGGCGCGGAATATCGTGTGCATTAGGTTATTGTCCCATGATTGTTAAGAGTGAGAGCCGCCGATGTTCCAATTCGCATTCGAAGCAGTGTTGTTCAAGTTGACGTAAGCACCGCAGTTCGCGCCGTTGTTGGTGTTACCACCGACAAGCGCGACCGCAAGGCAGAAGCATCGGAAGGCGCACACAATATCCCTATTATTTAATTTTTCTTTTTACTTACACTTCAAGGGGGATTGCTCCCCCTGTCCCCCTGTGCGGCTATGCCGCCAAAGGTTCTTCGCAAGAAGGCGAGCCGCCGACGTTCCAATACGCAATCGAAGCAGTGTTGCTCAAGCTGACGCAAGCACCGCAGCTCGCGCCGCGGTTGGTGTAACCACCGACAAGCGCGACCGCAACAATCGTCACGTTGATCCAGTAATAGCAACAACGATATGTCGAAGCACTGCCGCCGACAGATTTGACAAATCGTCCATAGCGCGTCATCAATGTGTCTTTCTGCCATCCTTCTGTCTTGCACGCTGTTCCGACTTTTATGTAGTCTTTCCCTGTCAGGTTATAAGGCGGCGACATCTTCACTTTGATTGTTCCGTTATCGCATATATAGCCCACAAGTCTGTCCCAGCGGTTTCCCCATAGTTTTTCGCAATAGAACGCTTTGACCTCATGCGTTCCGTCATTATATCCGAAGAACTGTCCTTTTGTGTCCAATGTTCCTGTCACAACTTTTCCGTAGTCTTTTGATGAATCATTGACATATGTGCTGCATACGCCCTGACCGAACTTCGCCTGAAAGTTTTCAGACTTACTGATCAATGTCAGAAGGCTTTCGATCAGGTTTCTTCTGCTCCATGAAATGATCGTCCAGCCTGTTCCGTTTGCTGCTGCTCTGCTGATCTCTGTTTGTGCGTTTGTGTTGCAGTCCAGTTTCTTTCCTGACAAGCTGCGAAGTTTCGCGCCGTCATAGCTGCCGCCGTACATAGGCATGTACATATGATCTGCAACGCTTCCATCTTCTCTTGTGTATGCGTCTGCGTTGTAGTTGCTGTCAACTCTTGTGTCAGATACGATGATATATTCATAGTTTCCGACTTCGTACTGACACAGCCACATCAAAGGAAATTCAGACATCGCATTCAGTGTCGTTGATGCGTCCCCGACATCGGATGCAGTGCCATCCAGCTTCTTTGAATGGTCTGTGTGGTTTAATTCATACGCGACTGTTCTGTCTGCCTTCAGCATGACTGGTCTGTTCTGTTTAATAAAGAACACTTCGCCCCATGAACCGAAGTCAAATGATCCGTCTGTGAAGTTCATCTTTGCTGGCGTGAATCCTGCTGCATCATACAGATATGTGATGCGCGTGTCAGGATTGCTATCAGCCTTGTTGATCTTGATTCCATATCGCTTGACATTGCTGAATTTTCCATCTTTGTCCTGAAGCTGTGCCAGTATGCCAGTAGTGTCAGCTTTTACCGCGTCAAGCGTTTCTTTGTCTGCTACATAAAGCCTTGCCATTTCTTTTTCCTCCTGTTATGTTGTTTCTTCCAAGTACACAAGCCCTGCTTCAACGCCGATTGTGTACTTCTTCCCTGTTGCAGAATCCGACATTGAATTGATCCCCTTCTGGATGTCCTTGCAAGCTGCCGCGCCTGCCTGTGCTGCTGCTGCCTGCTGCTGTGCCGACTGTGCTGCTGCGTTTGCTGCTGATGTCGCCTGCTGCATGTTTACGTTGAAGTTGCTGATCTCCGAATAAATCTTTGCAAGGTTTTCTGTGTCAACAACTGGCTGAAGGTCAAGAAACTTATCTTTTCCGTTTCCAATTCGCAAGATGTACTTTCCTGATGCAGTTTCTTCAACGCCCCATTCATTCACTTCAAGGATGCGTCCTGAAGCCTTCCAGTTCGCTGTCGTGTCCTTCTTTGGTTTGACTGTCCATGTTGCCATTGTGTTTCCTCCTTCCTACACTGTGCCTGCGTCTGCTTCACATTCCTCTGTTGTGAATGCTGTGCCGCCATCGCAAGTCATCGGATCAATGCTGATCGCTGTGCCGCCGTCAATCGTGCTTCCGACTGCTCCCTTGATGTCCAGCATCTTTTCATACATTTTTTGCAATTCTTCCTGTGACTTGTATGTTTCTTCAGCGCGTGCCGCTGCCGTGTTTGCTTTTCCTGCTGCTGTATTCGCTGAAGAAGCAGCATTGTTCGCCGCCCCTGTCGCTTCCTGCATGATCTGAAGCTGCTGTTGTCTTGCCGTTTCCGCTGTTTCCCTGTCCTTTTCACTTTTGTTTCTTCGGGCTTCAGCATTTATCCTGTCAACCTCTGCCGATGCTCTGGCAGCTTCAGCAACCTTCATCGCAGCTTCTACCGACAAAATATCCTGTTTTGTTTGAACTATATTGTCGATGTACCGCTGCACTTTGTTTTCAAGTGCCGTGATCTCGTTGCAGCTTTCAATCGCAGCATCATTCCTGTTTGTTTCTTCGATCTCGATTGTGAACGCCTGTGAAGATAACACATACACGTTCTGCGCGTCCCTGATCTCAATGTCGCAGTGCGCTGTTCCTGCTGCTGCAAGTGCCTGATTTGTCAGTTCGACCATGACTTTGTTGTCCGTCACTTTGCATTCGTTATAGCAGAAGTGTTTGTCAGGCTTCTTGATATTTGCGATCGCAATGTACCCTGTCGGGATCGTGAATACCTTGCCATTATTCGTCAGCGCGATCCTGATGAATCGTGTGCGCTTGTCGCCCTGCTTCGCAGATGCCATATACAAGCGTTCATCGCCTGTCAGTTCCAGTGTTATGTCAGTTATTAGCTGCATTTGTTCTGTCGCCATTGTCGTCCCCTCCTTCCTGATCTGTGTCAGGTTCGGTCTTCAATGTTTTCTTTGCTGCTGCCTGTGCCTTTTCAAGTTCTTCTTTCAGTTTCTTGATTTCCTGATGTGCTTCGTTCATATCCCTGTTGTATGCATTCAGCAGTTCTGTCTTCGCCTGCGATTTGATTTCTTGCAGTGCGTCAGCAAGCACGCCTTCAATGGCTGTTGCTGACAGTCCGTGGACTGTGCTTGCTGTCACGATCGCGTCTGTGATTTCTCCTTTCGCACATGCAATTCTTTGTTCGATCGGTTTCATGCTTTATCCTCCTGTCAGCCTTCCAGTGTTGCTTCCTGATATGCAAGGATCAAGTCAAGTTTTGAATCCATCTGTGCAAGAAGCGTGTTCTTTGTTACGTTTTGTGTTTCTGTTGTGTTTTCTTCTTCGATTCCTTTTTCGCCTTCAGGCATGTCAAGGATCATTTCATGTACTTCTGTTTTTGTATCTTCTTCGATGATAATATTTTCACTCATTATATGTTTGAACTCCCTTGTGGAACGGCTGTGATCATTCCGTTTCTTACACTGATTGATGATGTCGTCCAGCCGATTGAACCATTTCCATTGTCGTGAATTTCTGTGATTATCGGGATACTTTTTCCGTCTGCCACTCCGTAGCCATTCGCGTTGCAGTCGTGAAGATCGACATTGTACAAGTCAAACCAGTGTCCATAAAAGTCGCAGCCAAGATGGATGCCGTACTGGTCATATATACTATTCGCGCGTGAGAAGCACAACATTGTTGTGTATGATCCTGCGCCCTGTGATTTCATCTGCGCAAATGCCATGTATTTTCCCTGATAGTCCAGATCGAACACAAGCCCTTTGTGCGCGTTGTTCCCCGACCACTGGTTTGTTCCAATCTTTCCGACATAATATCCATCGCGATAGAAGTGATTTCCCTGTTCGTCAAATACAGCCCTTTTCTGTGATGTTGAAACTTCGCCGTTGTAGATCGCCAGCTGTCCTGCTTCCAGCTGTATATATTTGCTGTTGCCATTCCAAGCGACACGCACGTTGTACGCGTTCTGTGTGATCTTCGTGCCGAACTCCGAACTATTGACCTTCTTTTTAACTTCTGTCGTGATGCTGTCTGCCTGCACCTTGATAGCCGCATTCATTTCTTCTGTTGTGGAATACTCTGTCAACTTTTCATCTGTCAGATCGTTTGCACTCTTGATCTTCTCTGTGACTGTCGTCTTCGTTTCATAGGTCTTTGAAACTGAAAGATCAATTTCTTCCGCTTTCAGGTTGATTGCAGCCTGCATCTGTTCTGTCGTGCTGTATTCTGTCAACTTTTCATCTGTCAGATCGTTTGCACTCTTGATCTTCTGATCGACAATGGTTTTCGTTTCGTAGGTCTTTGACACGCCCAGTTCGATTTCTTCCTTCGATGCTGTTATGTGTGTTTCAACCTCTGTCTTCGTGTAATAGCTATCTTCAAGAACTTTCTTCGCGCTACTGTTAGCAATCTTGATTGCTTCTGACTTCGCCTGATCTGTTGCTTCCTGCTGTACTTCAGCGAATGTCTTTGTTGCATTCGACAGTTCGACAGTGTTGTTCTGTGGTGTTTCAGGATATTCCGTCAGCTTCACAATTCGCTGTTTTTCCTTTGTGCGTGTCTTCCTGCTAATCATCCAGACTGTGTCGCCTATGTCATAATCAAACACGCTGCTGTATTTCTCTGACTGTCTTGCAAGGTCAATCACATCTGCTGCATAGGCGACATACGGCTTCGACATTTCGTCCAGTTTCGCGATGCCGTCTTCTATCAGGCTTGTCGTGTTCGTGTATCGCTCATCGCTCCACACATATGTCTTGATCTTGCTGCTGTACTGATAATTTTCAAGATATGGCTTTCCTAGCCATTCAATTCCGATTCCGTCTTTTCCTAAAGGGATCAGGCGTGTATAAAAATCGTATGTGTCGGAAGTCACTGTCAGTTTCTTCAGATTCAGTCCTCCGATGAAGTATCGTCCGCGGTCTGATCCAATCTGTTCGTATATGTCGATTGTCTTTGTCAGGCTGTTGATCTTGCATTCTGCACGATATGTTGACAAACAGTCCTGAAGGACTTTCCATGCGTTCGTTTCTTCATCCTTGTTGATTGTCCTTTTCTTTGCGATCTGGCACACGCCAACCTTCCAGCCTGTTCCTTCAAAGGCAAATTCAAGACACGCCCTGATCGTCTGTTCCTTGCTTTCAAAGCCATAAGGAAAGACCGCGCCTTCCAGTTCTTCGACATTCAGCTGCGCTGTGTATTCGTTGAACTGCGTGCCTGTCTTTCTCTTTCTGATGACATATTCGTCTTCTTTCGTCCTGATGTAGTATTCTTCTTTCAGAAGGTCAACTTGCTTGCCGTCCGAAGGATATTTGAAAGTCAATTCCTTGTCGCCTGAATCAAGTGTCTTCACGATCTTTCTATCTTTGAAGCCCTTCAGGATTCCGACACGTTCTTTTTTGTCATTAAAAATCTGCATCTGTCATCCTCCTAAATCCACATAGGCTTGTACCTGATCCGAACGACTGCGTCTGCACTGGAAAACTTCAAGACTGTCTGCGTCTGCGTGATTGCTGGAAACTTCCACAAGTCAACGCTGGCGAATGCGTCTGCACCATTGTTCGTGATGCGTCCTTCTTCGCCGTCAATGATGATTGTCTGTCCTGCTGCCAGCTGCTCCACGATGATGTCATCTTCAAAACCGCTGATCTTGTAATTCTTCAATGCTTTCTTCGCATACACTTCAATGATTGCTGGTGCTTTTCGTGTCCCTTGTCGGTCAATCGTTGTCTGTGTGATTCCGTCATATTCCAGCTTTAGTTCATCGTCAAAAAAATAGCCTTCCAGCGTGATGTTCAGCTTGTATCTGGTTTTCACTTTCATTTTTGAATAGTCACTGCTTGCTGTGTATGCCTTGAACTTTCCTTTGTAGCCATCGACTTCAACAACGCTTGACTTCGTGAAATTTTCCAAAAATGCCGACATCGACCTGATCAGGCTGTTTCTATCCTTGCCCCTGAAGTACATGCACAACTTCAGCTGTCCCAGTTCCATATCTGTTTCAAATTCTGTCGGAAGAAATGCGCCTGTTACAATCTCATAATCGACAGCAAGCGAAGGTGGCAGCACTTCGGCTGTCAGCTGCTTCGCGTTGTATTTTCTTGCGTCAATGCCATTCACTTTCATGCTGCCTTACCTTCCTTTCCTTTTATCTTCCACAAGCTGTTCATCCACTTTCGTGTATGTCTTGCTTGCCACTTCTTCGCCGTCAATGTATGTATGATTTTCAACCTTCACATTCGTTCCTGACTCTATATTCTTCAGCTTTTCATCAAGTATTGAGTTCAATTCCTGATAGAATGGTTTTAGCGGAAGAATAGCTTCGCCGCCTGTTTCTGGTTCGCCGCCAGCAAGCAGCTTGTTTCCGTTCATTCCGAAGATCATTGAATCGTTCATAATACCGCCGTTTTTGTACCAGTCTATTGAAAAGTGTGGTACTGATGGAGGATTCAGGCTGAAGCTTCCTGTGATCTTCGGGTGTGGTAATTTCAGTTTTGGAAGTGACCATGTGAAGTTGAATTTCGACTTGATCGCTTCGATTGCATTGTGTACAGCGTTTTTCGCAGCGTTGATCGGTGTTGTTATTGCGTTCTTGATTGCATTCCAGACCGATGTTGCTGTTGATTTTATGCTGTTGAACACGTTGCTGACTGTTGATTTTAATGTGTTGAACACGTTGCTGACTGTGTTCTTGATGCTGTTCACAACATTGCTGATCGTGCTGCTGATGCTGTTCCAGATTGATGTCACTGTTGACTTCACGCTGTTGAATATGTTGCTGACTGTCGTCTTGACCGCATTGAACACATTCGTGATCGTGTTCTTGATGCTGTTCACAACATTTGAAACTGTCGTGCTGATTGCTGTCCACACTGTCGTGAATACACCGCTGACCGCGTTCCATACTGTCGTGATAATATTTTGGATCGTCTGCAATGTCGTCTGTATCTTCGTGCTGATCGTGTTCCAGACATTCGACACTGTCGTGCTGATTGCTGTCCACACTGTCGTGAATACACCGCTGACCGCGTTCCATACTGTCGTGATGATATTCTGTACAAACGTGATTGCTGTCTGTATCTTCGTACTGATTGCATCCCAGACTGAAATGATTGTATCTTTGCAGTTCTCCCAGATAAATCGGAACGGAACTGTCAAGATTTCAAATGCTGCGCTGAAGAACTCTGCAATCGCCATAATAACGACTGTGATCACGTTCTTGATTGTTTCAAAGACTGTTGATACAAAGTCCCTGATTGTCGTGAATATGTTGCTGACTGTGTTCCAGATTCCTGTCAGTACATCTGAAATTGTCGTGCTGACTGCTGTCCATGCTGTTGTTACTGCGTTCTTTATTCCGTCAAGTATGCCTGTGAAGAACGATACAATGCCGTTCCAGATGTTTTCAAAGGTTGTCTTGATGCTATTCCATACTTCATCCCATGAAGTACCAAATAAGCCCAGAAAAGCGTCAGCAACGCCCTTGATTGTGTTCAGAATATTGCTGATATATTCCTTCAGCCCATTCCATACGCTTTCAAATATTCCTTTTACTGCGTCCCAAGCCCCTGACCAGTCGCCTGTGAATAACGACACGAACAAATCAAACACGCCTGTGATCACATTCAGCGTTGTTTCAATGACATTTGCGATATTATTGAACACGCCTTCGATGATCGGTGCTAACAAATTGCAGAAGCCTTCCCAGATTGCCTTGACCACTTCCCCGAAGTTTTCAAAATCAAAGCCCAGCGAATTAAGCTTGTCAGTGATGTGCTGTCCGAACTCTGTGAACACTGTTTTGATTCTGTCCCAGATTTCCGTGATCTTGTTCCTGAAGTCTTCGTTCGTGTTCCACAGCGTCACTATGACTGCCGTGATTGCTGCGATCGCAGCGACCGCAATTCCGACTGGCGATGTGATCGCCGCAAGCGCGCCTTTCAGGACAGCCATGCCGCCTGTTGCTCCTGACGCTGTTGTTCCCATTGCCGCCAGCTTGCCAACAACTTTTCCGATCCCTGATGATAGCTGTCCAGATACGCTGATAGCTTTTCCGACTATCGTCAGCAAAGGACCGATCGCAGCCACAACGCCTGCAATTTTCAGGATCGTTTCTTGCTGCTGTGGGCTTAATGCTGCGAACTTGTCTGCAAGTTCTCCAATCTTCGCCACTGCCTTTTCCATGAATGGAAGCAGTGCATTTCCCACAGTTATTCCAATATCTTCCAGCTTCGACTTCAGCTGTGTCAGTCTTCCCAGCAAATTGTCCTGCATTGTTGCCGCCATGTCTGATGCAGTGCCGTCACAATTCTGTAATGCTTCAGCATAGTCACTGAAGGACATTCCGCTTGCAATCGCTTCATCTGACAAGCCAGACATGATTGTTTGCAATGCTGAAAACTGGTTCGTTCCTGCGATTGTCTTTGCAAGGTTCGCTTGCTGTTCGTCTGTCAGGTTATTCCATACGCCGCGCACTCCTGTCAGTATGCTTGACAGGCTGTTCATGTTGCCCTGCGCATCGTACACTTCAACACCATACTTCGCCAGTTCGGTTGCACAGCCTTTTGTATCTGTCGCAAGTCTTGTCATAATAGCGTTCAGGGCTGTTCCTGCTTCGCCGCCTTTAACGCCAGCGTTCGCCATTGTCATCAAGACTGCTGTTGTTTCTTCCACCGAATATCCCATTGAAGCAGCTGTCGCAGCGCAGTTTTTATATGCTTCTCCAAGTGCTTCGGTTGTTGTGTTTGAATGGCTCATTGCATAAGCCATTTCGTCTGCGAATTTTCCTGCGTCCTTTGCCGATAGCCCGAACGCTGTCAGATAGTCTGTGACGATGTCTGAAGCTGTTCCCAAGTCCATCGCGGATGCTGCTGCCAGATTCAAGATGCCGCCAATGCCTTCCAGCATGTCATCCGTCTTCCAGCCTGCAAGTGCCATATATTCAAACGCTTCGCCTGCTTCGGTTGCTGAATACTTTGTATCACGCCCCCACTGACGCGCTGATTCTGTCAGCTTGTCAGTTTCTTCTGCTGTTGCTCCGCTGATTGCCTGCACTTTTGACATCTGCTGTTCAAAGTTTGCTGCAACTGTTACCGATGCCGCTGCCACGCCGCCGATCGCGGTTGTGACCTTCATCATGTGCTGTCCTGCTGTTTGCACTGCCTGTCCGACTTTTCCAGCCTTTTCCGCGTATTCATCGAACTTCTGGCGCGCAAGTTCCGCATTGACATCACGAAGCTGCACTTCCATGTTCGCAAGGTCAGCTTCAGCCTGTGTGACTGCTGCCCCCTGCTTCTTGACTGCTGCTTCATACTTTGTTGTTTGTGCTTCAGTTGTTGCCAGCTGCTTTTCCGCTTTGTCCAGTTCTGTTTTTAATTTCTTTGTTTCTTCTGAATTTTCGCCAGTCGCTTCCTTGCTTTCCTCATAGGCTCTTGACAGTTCTGCGACTTTTGTCTTCAGTTCTTCGCTTTTTTTCTTGTTGTTGTCCAGTCGTGTTGTCAGTGTTTCATAATGTGTTTTACAATCCGCGACTTTCGTCTTCTGGACATCTATTTTCTGTGTAAGTTCGCTGATCTTCGCCTTTAACGCGTCAGATTTCGTGCCGTACAGTTTGGCGTTTGCAGCAGCAAGACTGTACTGTGACGACAGTTCTTTCATGCTTGCGACCGCCGCTTTCATCGCCGACTGATATTCTGACATTGAAGCACCGATCTTGATTGATGCCTGCGCCATATATGCACGTTCCTTTCATCACTTTTCGTTGATGGTCTTGATCTCGAACGCCACATGATCCAAAAGGCTCATAATATCCGACTTCATAACATTTGAAAGTGAATCGTTCAGCCCTTTTATACACAGCTTTACAACCCTGTCCACATTGTCGCGGCACACTTTCCAGATGTTTTCATCGTCCAGCTGCTTTTCAGCTTCGTTGTAGCCGTTTTCTTCGTCATAATCATCGAATGCTGACTTCTCCTGTTCGACTTCATCTGGTCTGTTTGGGTTTAATTCAAGGAACTTCGGTGTGATGATGTCCTGCATCACAAAATGAATCATCTTTGCTGTTGCCAGCTGTTCTGCGACATCTGCCTTCAGCACTTCCCTTTCAGATATGCCGAATATCATTTTCATAATTGCTGCATTGAATTGAAACGCAGATGCAACATCATCGCCGTTGTTCTTTTCCATAAGTTCTGTATATGCTCTGTACTTTTCAACCGATACTGACGCGCATATATATTCTTTTTCATTGCACGTCAGCGTCAGTTCGGGTATTATTTGCCACTTGTAAAATTTTTTTGTAGCTTCTCAACCTTTCCGTTGACTTCATCGCCCAGCGATTCTTCGATCAGTGCAAATTCCATGATGATTGCTGCAACTCCCAGTCCTGTTTCCTTGTCCTTCAACTCGTCAACAGTGAACTGGTTGCCGTAAACCATGCAAATGCAGTCCAGCATCTTTCGGAACTGTTCTGCGGTGTAAAGTCCGCTTTTCTTTTCAGTTCCCATGATGTCGTCCCTATTCATTCTTCTTTGCTCCTTTTTGCTCTTTGATTCCTTTGACTGCTGCCTTGATTATCTCTGCAACAATCAGGATGATCAGTGCTATCAGGACTGCAATGAATCCCAACTGCAATATAATCACGATAATTCCACCCAGATTGCTGATCGCCTGTTTAATCCATATACTTCGCATGTTTTTTCTATCTCCTTCGATTCATAATGTCTTCATAAAGTTTCTTGTATGTGTTGCGCTCCGTTTCAAGCCGTATGATGCAATCGTGTTCACTTTCAACCACTGTATCGCCGCTGTGTGATGCCCCCCCCGATTGATTTTCGACATATTCCTTCGTGTCTGCTCCTGCATCCAGTTTCAATGCGATTTGAAGCGCAATGTCGATCTGCTGCATTTCTCTGTCTGTCACACTTCCGATCCTGTTATTCAATCTTTCAACACTGACTGTTGTCGGCTGTTCGCACAGTGCTTCAGATACCCTTCCAGTCGTTCTGATCGTCACATGCGTTGACATGTCCTTCTTCGGCTGTGATGTTAGGAACACAACGACCACATCACCGCTGCGTTTGTTCAGGAAGTCAGCTGATACAATGACCGCTGGTCTGTCCTTCCTGATCTCGTTTCCTCTCTGCCCTCTGTTGTTATTGATATAATACACATCGCCGCGTCTGACATCGAACTGCTGCTGTTGTCTTGTGAAATGTTCGTACATGCTTTTTATTCCTCCGTATATTCTCCATATTTTTCCTTCAGCATCTTTGCGCGTGCCTGAATGTCGTCTGCAAGTTCTCTTTCCTTGTCTTTGTAAGTCTGCGCTCTTGCCGGCTTTCTTGCCCTGATTGCGTTCTGGATTGCTGTCTGGTACTGTCTGCGCTTCTGGACTGCTATGCGCTGTACTCTGTCCATAATCGTGATCGTGTAATGTGCGCCGCAGATCGGGCATTCATAATACTGTTCGATCACATCATCCCCATGTTCATCCTGCGTGATCACTTTTTTCTGAATCTCTATCATGTCAGGTGTGAATGCTGCGTTGCATTTGTTACAGATTATTTCATTCATACTGCTTCCCCTTCCTGCAATTAGCTGAATCGCTGAATCTTAATCATTTTCGCTGCAAATCTTCCCAGAAGTTCTTCTTCCTTGCTTTCCTTTTCCTCTTTTGTCATTTCCTTGCGGTTTTCTGCGAAGTCTGCCATTTCATCCAGAACGTCTGCTGCTTCTCTGAATGTTTTCGCCATTTCTCTCACTTCTTTGCTGTCCTGCATCTGCTTTTCCTCCTATGCTCCAAACTCCATTACTGGATTGTCAATATAATCTGCTGCGACTGCTGCCGCCTGTTTGCTGTCTGCGATCAGGTCAGGACATGTCCTGCAATCCTGACCATTTTCTTCGCACTGCTCCTGTTCGTGTTCTGATACATCTTCAAACTGTTTGTCATACCATCTGCAAAATGCCATTGTCCTTCCTCCTGTCCCTCGCTGCCGATCTAAACATCATTAGCAGCATTTCTTGAACTGATCTGTCCCTGTTTTTTCTTCTTGCCTTCCTGATACACTTCAAGTCGTAGCATGTCCCTTTGTGGTTCAATCCGTCAGGAACATACACGCCGACATTGCATGGAACTTCATTGCTCACTGCTGCATATACTTCTTCAGGCATTACATAATAATTAAAATCGCCCAGAAAGTTGTGTCCGTTTTTTGAATGGAAGTCTTCAACCGATGACTTCACTTCGTAGCAATAAAAGTCGCCTTTTTCAATTCCTGAAGGTGTGTTGTTCTTTGGCTTAAAAAGCATATAGTCAACGCGTTTCCCTTTTGATGTTGAATAATCAAAGGTCACTTCACGCGCCCAGTATATTCTTGTATCGTTATACGGATTTATGTGTTTTTCTACTGACAATGACAGCATCTTTGTCGTTTCTGGTCTGTTGCTCATTATTCTTCGCCTGCCTTTACTTCTCCCAGTCCTAAAATGCAATAGCCGTCTTCAAGTGCTGATGATGTGATGCTTGTGTCAACGCAGATAATTGTCTTCTTGCACTGCTGCCCTGTCGCCTTGCCTTCCTTGAATGCAATCAGCGTCACTTCCTGTCCTTTTCTGAAGCTGTCGTCTTTCGTGATGATGTACGGCTTGCCTGCTTCAATTTCTTCAAATGCGCTTTGTGACATTCTGATGCACTTGTCCTTGTTGCCGTCTGAAGGAAGCTGCTGCATCTTTTCTTCGTCTGCCTTCTCGCGAAGTTTCTTTGCTGTTTCTCTGTCAATTGCGTCCTGTTCTTCACTGTATCTTTCTTCTTCGGTCTTTTCGGCTTCTGCCTTGTTGATGTACTGATCACAGCTTTGACATGTTCCTGTCTTCACATTGCAGTCTGAATATCTTTTGCAGCTATAACACAGCGATGTGATGCTTTCAGGGTGTGCATCTTCCCATTCGTCTTCGTCCTCTGTGTCCTCTGCATCGTCTTCAGGTTCTTCGATCTCTTCTTCTGTTTCTGTGTACTGGTCAATGTCCATTTGACCTTCAATCTGTCCTGCTGCCGCCTTTTCCTCCTGCTGCTGCTTGATCTCTTTCACTTCCTTGTATGTCAAGCCGTTTTCCTGATAGCGTTCCAGCATTTCTTCTTGTGTTTCTTCGTTCATTCCGCTGATCATATAGGCAGCAGAAAAAGTCAGGCGACCTTCTTTCAGTTCTTCGGCAAATTCAGGGATCAGATGCTTGTTGATGCTCTCGATCTGTGCAATCTTTGTCGCTGGCATTTGAAGCATCTTTGCAATGACATCACGAAGGCGACCGCTGTCAAGTTTATATCCCTTGATCTCCCTTCCTTCCTGTTTCATTCTCTGCAAGATGTCCTTCAACTGCTTTTCTTCTTCCAAAATGTCTGTGACTGTCTTGTTTCGATAGTCATTTGCAATAATCAAGCGCAGCATTTCTTCATCTGCTGACGCTGGTGTCTGAATCTGACACGTTACCATTTCAAAATCTGTATAGCCCTGTTCGACAAGTAACTTCAGGGCGCGCCATCTTCTTTCGCCTGCCGTTATTCTGTATTCGCCCTGATCACAAGGATCGTGAACAACTTCAAGATTTTCAATCAGCCCGACAAGCAAGATCTTCTGTGCAAGCGGTTCAATGTCTGTGACTGAATAAAAGTTCTTGTCGTTGCTGTATAGCTTTTTTATACTAATGTCCTTCGTCCTGAATCTTGCCTTTGGTGTTTCATCGCCGACTGCTGCCTTCTGTGCGTTTTTGTTAAGCTGCTCCATTACGTTCCACGCCATCTTCAATCCTCCTTTTCTCTGAAGCATATTTCTATTGCATCCAGTTCATTGTCTGTCGTGTTCTTCAGGTCAATGTGTGAATCATCTTCCTTGTACTCCTTTTTGTTTATTGATGCCCTGATCTGTTTCTTTAGCTTGTCTGTATCAATCACGATCTTCAATGTCTTTCTGGCTTCGCTTATCGCTTTGTCAATCTGTCTATCTGACATGTTCGGTGTGCTGTCAATCTCTTCGATGCGCTTCTGGAAGTCTGTGTCGTCCAGTTCATAAAATTGTGACATCCTGTCCCTGAATGCTTGCAGCTGGTTTTCTGCATACTCCTTCATGTCTGCTTCTGCCTTCAGCTTTTCAAAGTCTTCAATGCTGATTGTGACTTGCCCTTTTAATTCCATCGCATTCCATCCTCCCTTCTTCTCTTTACATTCAGTTTCAATGTCACTTTCGGAACTCCGATGCCAGCTTTGCGAAGGTATTCTGACAGCCTTGCAAGGTCTGTGACATAATTTTTTTCGTATACACTGCCATGTATTTCGTCAACGTAGTATTGTTCTTCATTGCCGTAGATCGTTATGTCATTGTGCGCAGTCAGAAGTGTCTTGATTTGATATGCAAGTGTCTTCCCTGTCCTTCTTCCTTCATGCGGATATGTGATGCCTTGTGACAGGATATATTCTGACTGCCATGTTTCAAGTTTTATTCCCAGCGCATGTTCTATTCTGTCAAGTGTCTTTTCGTTGCAGCCGTACATGTCCGAATGCAACCTTGCAACCGCATTTCGTGTCATTGCATCTGCGCCATATTCATCGCCGTCCGCTAACGTAAAGGAATACGCCCTGTTTGTTTTTGTGTTTTTGATGTACACAAGATTTCTTTCCAGTGTTCCTTCCGTCTGCCTGATTTCGACTTTCAGATTTTCTTCGTTTTTTGTGATTCCTGTGATTATCTCATACACTCCCATGTTCACACCTCTTTCATCAATTCGTATGTTGCTGCACGATAGTCCTGCGTCACGATGCAGTTCTTTGAAAACTTCGGAAGCGGCACTTGTGCGACTGTTGACTTCTCTGCGATTATTGACCGCCTGATCGCTGTCGCGAAGCAATCGTGTCCTGACTGTGTTTTCAGCCATTCTTCGACCTGAAGTGTCGTCTGGTTCTTCTGTCGCATCGTCATCAATACTTTCATGCGAATGTCAGGGTTTATTCTTCTGAACGATGTCAGCTGACTGTCCATGTTCGCAGCTGCTTCAATCTCGAAGCCGCCAATCTTGACAGGCACAATCACAAGGTCTGCTGCAATCATCACGTTTGTGACTGTCATGTCCATGATCAGACCACAATCAACAATGCAATAATCATATATAGTTCTGACTTCATTCATCGCTGCTGCAAATCGAAGAATCTGATCTTCTCCTTCTTCCTGAAGCAACGTCATGTTTGTTCGCATCAAATATCCGTTCGCTGGTATGATGTCAATGTTTCCATATGGTGTTGTTTGGATCAGGTCTGTTGTCGAATATGCGCCGCCTGCTGCCTGATGATTTTCAAGCAATTCTGACATTCCCTGTCCTTCAGGATCAAATCTGTCGTAAAGAAGTGATATGTTTCCCTGCTGATCCGCGTCACAGATCAGCACTTTCTTTCCTTTTTCTTCGCCCATTATGTAGGCGATAGCTGCTGCGGTCATTGTCTTTCCGATGCCGCCTTTTTGATTCATTACTGCTATTATTTTCATTGATGTGCTTTCCTCCTGTTTATTATTTTCATGTGTCTTCTTAACCTTCTCGCGTGTTCGTCCGTCACAATGTATTTGTCACAATCTTGAAGTCGCCTGTCTGTTCCTTTTCCGTCATAATGCTTGCAATAGTCACATGTGAAGCAAGGTTCTTTCATTTCTCCTGTGCATGTGTCTGGCGTTTCCACATTGTTTGCGCAGTGGCTACACACGCAGCCGCCGCAAGGAAAAGCATATTGTTTTCTGACTTCTTCTTTTCGCTTCGGCTCTTTTGGTATGATCCCAAGTTCCTGCAATGTGATTTGATGTGCTTTTCTATCGTCTTGCATTTCTTTCCTTCTTGCTGTTCTCTCAGCTGATCACTGCTTCCCTTGCCCTGTCGTATAGGTCTGTGTCGTTTGCTTCTTCAATCTTGATGATCTGTTGTCTGTCTGTTCCTTCGCCTTTATATATCTTTATCCATCCATCGTCATATATTGAAGTGTGGCTTGACATCCGCAGTCCGTACTTCCTTGCGATCGGTCTGTATATGTCATAAAACTGTCTGACCGCTGCCGCATATCCGTTCATGTCCTACACCTTCAGCGGTTTCACTTCGCCGTCTTTCCATACGCTGTTGTTCTGCTCTTTCATGCGTTCTGCTGTTTCCGTGACTGCGGTGTCTGAATCTGACACATGAATGTGTGTCTGTAAGCACTTCAAATTCAAGTATTTTTCAAGAACTTCAACCGCGTCCCTTGCCGTGTAGCATGTCGCGACATAGTGTCCTGCTGCTGCCATATCGGTCAAGAACTCTTTCTGTGACGGCTGGTGTCTGCCCTTGTCATACTTCATTTCGATGTATAAGCCGCAATATATTCCTTTCGGGTACGGAAGGCATAAGTCGGACACGCCTGACTTCACGCCCATCTGCTTCAGCTTTATTGCTTCGGCTCTGTTCCTGCTGCCGCCGTTCGGGATATGATGCAGCCATTTCAGTTCAGGATATTTCTGCATCTGCCAAGAAGCCCAGCTGATGACATTGATCTGTTCGGTATCTTCCGAACGCAACGCATACTTCATGTTCATCGCATTTCCTCCATGATTTTCATATCGTGCATAATGTCGCCAGTGAAGCCCAGCCGCTTCATTTTCCTGAATGCCGTCAGGTCTTCAATGCCTGACATTTTCACGATCCAGCCTGCAAGAAGCTGTCTTGACTTTTTATACATGTCCCTGACTTCTTCCCTGTGTGCCGCCAGCACGTCCGCTGTTCGTGTGATTATGATTTTTCTTTCAATGCTGTCCTGTGCGATTCCTTTTCGGTGTAGTTCTTCTTCGATCACTTTCACTGCGTAGATTTCCGCTTTCGTGACTGCCTGTCCCAGACACAATCTTTTTTCGTTGTCCACTTTTATTCCTCCTTCGTTTCCTGTCTTTCTTTCTCTGCCTTCAGCTGCGCTGCTCTTTCCATGATCGCTGTGTTGTAGCTGTATTTATACACGCCATGATTCCACAAGTTTTCCTTTGCTCCCTTTGTTCCGTAGTTGTAGACCGCAAGAACGTAATATGGGCGCACATCTTCTGGAACTTCCTGCAAACTGTCCTGAATCTCCTTCAGGTAATCAATGCCGACTGTCACATTCTGATATGGATTTGTCAGATCAGTACAGTTCAGGCGTTGCATTCTTTCTTTGTGCCATTTCTGTGCTATCTGCATATATCCCCATGATGTGCCGCCATCGCCTGAAGCGTTCCAGTTGCATTCGCTTTCCCTTTCGATCAGTGCGAACACCATTTCGTAATCAACGCCATAATTCTGACAAACAATGTATGTGTATATTTGCGCCATTACTGGAAACTTGCCGCCTGCTGCCTTGCATTCGTCTGATATTTCGTGATAGCAGAATCCTTCCATGTCTTCGCCGCTCCAATCCTGTGACATTGTATTGAATGGATATTCTTCATCTGCATTCAAGTCACTTTCTGTCTGTTCTTCTGCTTCGCTTTCCTGTTCTGTTGGTGTCTTTCCCTTTGTGCTGATCATGCCGCCGATCGCGAATCCCAGCATTACCGCCACATATATTGTGATGAATGTGATCAGGAAAGCTGCTGCCGTCTTTGGCTTGCGCTGAATGAAGTTCTTTGCCGTCCTGATGAAGTTATGTGCCGCATCGCGCAACTGTCTTTTTCTTTGTCTTCTTCTTCGCTGTTTTCTGCTTAATCTTACTTGTCGCTTTGTCAATCTTTTCTCCTTCCTGTGGCTGTTTATACATCCTTGCGTATATATAAAATCTGCCATTCATGTTGTTGTATCTGACTTCATACGATGTCAGCTTGTAGCCGTCTGCTGCATACCATTTCTTCAGCTTGTCTTCAAGATCGCATCGTCCTGTCACAACTTCGTCAATGTCCTTCTGCTTGAACTTGTAGTGGTTTTTATGTACTTCAGGCTTTTTCAATCCTTTGCTGGCTTTCCATGCCTTTTGATACTTCCCGACTGGCTTCGGCTCTTTTCCTTTCTTGTCAGGGTGCTTCTGTTTCGTGATGTAGTTCGCCATTCCTGACAGTCCGTTTTCGTCCTTCTGAAGTCTGCGCACCTGATTCCTGCGCCCCTTCTTCCACTTTTCTTCAACCGCTTCCAGCCCCATGTCGCCGTCACATACAAAATGATGATGCCAGCGTCCTTTGTCCGAACACTCTGTCACATACACATAACGCAGCTTTGCAAGCCCCTTCTTTCTTCGCTCATAGTTCAAGCGTCCTATGTACAGCGTCATGTCGTGTTGTGCTTCCTTCATGCTGTTCGGCATGTTGCCGTCTGTATATGTCAGTGTCCCCCAGATGTCATTGTCCGTGAAGTTCGCATTGATCGTCCGTTCACATTCCTTCCTGCTGTTCTTCTCATTCAGATTTCTTTGTGCCTGTCTTTGCTTCTTCAGCTTTGCTTCGTCTGGTATCTGCTCTTTCTGTCCTCTTCTGAACTCTGGATATATTTCAATATCCATCTGCTCTGCTGCCTTTATCTCCTTAGTGGCATATATTGATCTGACCTTGCCTTCATTCAGCATCCTGCACATGTTGTCTTCTTCCAAGTCAGTCAACATCTTCTGGTATGCTGCTTCATAGTCATAATCTACATACACAGCTTTCTTCCTTCTCTTCATGTCCTTCTTTGCTCCTGTTATAGATATTTATATATTTCTTTGATTTGTTACTATCTATTACAAGGACGCGAAGCCTTTTGAAAGTCCCTGATTTATTGACTTTTTTGGAAGTCTGCTGTATAATTTTTTATAGATGTGCAGACCTTAAAAAGTCACAATCTGGATCGCCTTCGGAAGCCGCCAAGCTAGTCCGAAGGCTTTCTTTTTTTGTCCTTCAAGATGCTTTCGCTGCCTTTGTCTTAATCTCTGACAGCTGCACCCTGACACCATCATTCCTGTTCGACAGGATCATTGCTATTGCTTCAAATATTCTTCTTGCATCTGGTGTATTCATGCGTTTTCCTCCTTGTATCTGTTTTCCCAGAATGGACAGTCTTCTGTTTCTCCGAATCTCTCCGCTTCTTCCTCTGTCATTTCATCTTCTTTGTCGCAACCTCCGAACATTGTTGCTGTTGTGCTTCCGTATGGTACAGAATCCCAGCAAGCGTTCTTGCAGTCATAACATGTCTTTGTCGGTCTGCTCATGCGTTTTCCTCCTACATTCCAGCACCCCTGAATATAACTACCATTGAAGGGAATGGGGCTGCCTGTTTGCTGTTTCCGAACTTCAAACGCCCCTTCACAAATCTGATTTCTGATCGGTGCTGAATGAAGTCGTGAAAATATCTTGTGTCTGTTCTCGCTGGTATCAACATAACAACAATCGTGTTGTCTTTTGTCCCTTCTCTGTATGCCTTTTCAACCCAGTCTGTAATCGCTCTACCATACGGAGGATTGCAAAACACGCTATACCCCCCCCAGTCCTTTGAAAGACCATTGTCTTCCTTTGTGAAATACTTTTCACACTTGTGATTCTGTTCGTTAGCGCAAGGATCAAGGTTGAAATGAAATTCCTGATCAAGTTCTCTGAAGAAGTCGTCAGGTGTCGCCCACTGATCTGTCTTGCTGCTGTACATGACATCTATGTTCGCCATTGCTTTTTCTCCTTTCTTGTTTTCTTCTTTTTCAATCTATTCAGTGGTAAGATCGGGCAGTTTCCCATGACCTTTGTGTCACATGTTCTTTCGGGTGTTGGGATCACTTCGCCTGTCAGGAAGCACATGCCATCTTCTTGCATTTCTAAATCAGTCAGCCAGAATGGACAGTTCGTGCATGTGTCTGGCATGTGTTCCGCAGCTACCACGAAGCCATGTTCTTCAAATCCTACTATCATCTTCTATCCCTCAATTCTCTGTGTCATGCTCTTGTCTTTCATTGCTGACATAGCCATCTGCATCCGCATCGCATCTTCGTCAGACATTTCAACATCGTCTTGCGGTCTTATTATCATTTCTTCTTTGGTTGGGAAAATCTTGTGTTTCTGTACGAAGCACTTGAAGAAGAAGTCGTGTTCTTCTTTCCATGTTTCACAGTAAAATTCATATTCAATCCCGATCTGAATTGCCTGCGCTTTTGTACACTGTACGCCCTGAATAGTTTTCTTTCCTTTTCCTGATCTGTAGTGATACATCTGATTCAATCCGTCTTTTCCTAAGACTTTGTATATTGTCTGTTTCAGCAAGCGCAATTCAAAGTCGTTGTGATATTTCCATTCATGGTCTTCCAGCTTGTCATCTGACAGATCGCTTTCTTCAATGTCGTATTTTTTCATAAGCTGCTGCAATTTCTTCTGTGCGCCTTCTTTTTCGCCGCCCACTCCGCGTTCTGCAAGTCTTTGCAGCTTCTTCATCAATTCAACTTTCTTTTCATCAATCATTGTTCGTTCTCCTTCACATACTGCTTTCGCAAAGTCCAAAATAATTTTTTCAACATTCCCCCTTCTGGTCATGTATTATGCTGTGTCGTTTGTTTTCGCATTAAAAACATCCCTAAAACCTGTTGACCATCCATGTGTAATTCTGGCAGTACACACACGCCGCTATGTTTTCACAGTATTCATCCGACTGGCTTTCAGCTTGCCATCGTCAGGATGAAGGTTGCCATCCTTCATCGACAGGGCTTGCGCCCTGTTTCGGCTGTCAGTCTGATATTTCGTCACAATTCTTGCTGTATTCCCAGTCTTCCGATTCATCGTCAAACCAGTGGAATGTACAGCCTTTTCTTCCGTCCACGTCTATTGTTCCGTAGAAGTAGCAGCCTTCGCAGCCGCCTTGCGCTTCGTATTCTTGCAGTGTCATTCCTTGTCGTCCTCCTGCTCTGTTGAATATCTTGATATTTTCACAATCTTCTGTGTCGGTATGTCATCCATGTACATATATGCTTTGCAACCGAAGAAGGCTTCGTTGTGATCGTGTGCTTCCACAACCTTCCTTTCTTCCAGTTCGACTTCAAAGATCGTTCCTGTTTCATGTCCGCGGATCGCAACAAATCGTGCTGCTTCAAGTGGCTGTTTGCAGATATACACGCCGCCGTCTATTCCTTTTCGGATCACTCCGTCCTGCATGATCTTTTTTGCATTTTCATGTGTTGTTGCGTGGAAGTATCTGCTGCGCTTCCCTTTTTCCCACAAGTCATATTTGCTCATGATCTCCATGTACTTCATATCAATCTTTGACTGATCCTGCGCACACTCGATCAGGTGCTTTCTTTCTGCTTCATCCGTAACCTTCGCCAGTTCTTCTTCTGTGAATAAATTCTGTTTCGTGTTCATGTTGTACTTTCCTTTCATTTACTCCCCGACCATTCCTGATCGGGGACATCCTATGCCCTTTTAGGCTGTTTTCACTGGTCTGTTTTCTCCTGCCGCCCACATCATCATCCCTTTGATGACCATTCTGTCGCTGTCAGACATCTGCTTCAGCAGCATAATAAATTCGCTGACATCTTTGGTCTGGCTGTTCAGGTTTTTCTTTTCGTTCGTAACTGCTGCCATGTTGTTTCCTCCCTTCGTTCTGTGATGTTTATATGATCCCTTTGGTTCTTGCAAGGTTCATCGCGTTTTCAAGGTCTTTCAATGCGTGCATCTGAACGATGATGTCGTCCCATTCCTTCTGATATGCTTCATCCTGTTCCTTCGTCCAGTTCCAGCAACCAGCCTGTCTGTCACAGTAATAGTTGTATTTCTGTCTTTCGTGAAGTTCTGCTGACTTTCTTTTGTCGCTCACATACTGAAGCAGCTTGTCGAAGTTGTCCTTGATCTCTGCTTCTCGATCCACTGTTTTGTCCGCTTTTTCAAGTGCTGGCTTTGTTTCATATTCTGAAATATTGATCCTGATTGTTTCTGCTCCCATATTCAATTCAAGTGCTGCGTTCAGGTCTGATATGTGGAAGCCTTTGTATTTGCTGTCTGTTGATGTTGTGTTAAATATTGGATAGCCAGCGCGAAGGCTGTCAGGTTCGTTTCTGCTGTAATCTGTTGGGAAAAGTTTGTCTGCAAGCTGCCACGCTTTTTCCTTTGTTGCTACTGTCGCGATCATGTTCATGTTTTCTGCTCCCTTCTTGTCCTTTTTTGTGTAAGAAACAAAAGTGCTGTGTCATCTCGCGCGATTGATTCTTCCGCTTAACATCTTCTTGTTTTAGGGGTAAAGTGTTGTTTGGCTCAACCTATCCGCTTTCTTCAAATAGTGCGGTACACTGTGCTTTCTTGCCCTGATGTTCCTGCTTTCTTCAACTACTTTGACGGATCATGTTTATTCTGCACACGCTCTGTCTGTTATCCTACAGCCTGACCGCCATGTCACTTGCGTGCCGCCCTCTCGCTTCATCCGTTCTTTCCTGCTTTCTTCTGTTGCTTACAGTTACAGTATAGATGCTTACAGTCACTTTGTCAACAGTTTTTTGTTGCTTACGGTAACTTTTTTATTGACCTTTGCTTGCTGTCGTGTTATTCTACAATCAGAAAAGCAAATATACAGAAAGGTGGAATAAATATGACAAATGGCGAACGCGTCAACGAAGTGCGAAAATCACTTGGTTTAACTCTTGAAAAGTTCGGGGAAAAGTTAGGTGTAACAAAAACCACTATTTCCAGAATCGAAAAAGGTGTGAACAACTTAACTGATCAGATGGCAATTTCTATCTGTCGTGAATACAATGTGAATTATGATTATTTAATGTATGGCGAAGGGGAAATGTTTGACGACCTTCCGCAGACAATCGTTGATGAATTGTGTGCGCAGTATGATTTGAACGATTTTGACAAGGCACTTGTTGAAATGTATGTGTCTTTACCAGCTGGAAGCCGTGAACGAATCAAAGAATATATGAAGCAGCTAGTCAAGAAGGTTGGTTGGGATAAAACTGAATAAAGGAAGTGATCTATTGAACATTATTTGTCTTGATACAGAAACAACAGGACTGAATCACTATGACGATGAAATTCTTCAGCTTTCTATTATTGACGGCTCTGGTGCAATCCTTTTCAGTGAATATGTGAAGCCTGTTCATCACGAATGCTGGACTGATGCTGAAAAAGTAAACCACATAAGCCCTTCAATGGTAAAAGGCTGTAAGCCGCTTTTATATTATGCACATACTATTCAACGCATTTTAGAAAATGCAGACATGATTGTCGGTTATAACATTCACGGCTTCGATTTGCCTTTTATATTTAATTCTGGCATTGAATATCATGCAAAAGAAAATTCTATTGTCGTTGATGTAATGCTTGCATTTGCTGAAATTTATGGGCAAAAGCGTTACAACGAATATAAATGGCAAAAGCTGAAGACATGTGCAGAATATTATTCATATAGCGAAGACAGCTGGCACAATGCGCTTGACGATGCAAAAGCAACACTATTCTGCTTTTATAAAATCTTCGGCGATGTTCCTGAAGTTCCTGTGTATGCGACTGGCGTTTATCGTTCGGTTGATAATATTATTAAGCATGAAGATCAAAAGCCTGTTGAAGTTGTTCCAATTCCTAAAAGTGGAAATATTCTGATCGGCTTCGGTATTTTTATGCTATTAGGTTTCTTCGTTGCTTTCAATCCTGTGTGTATTGTGATTGCTGCGCCGCTTTTATATTTTGGTTTCAAGCGTCATAAAGCATATAAAGAATTTAAGCAAAACAAAAGGAAGCAGTGACCTGACCAGTCCTACTTCCTTTTACTTTATCCGTGTATGTATACATACTTTATGTATTTATATATGCGCTTCAGCTGTGCATCCGACAACTTATTCAGAAGCGTGTTGATTCTCTTTCGGATCATCGGCTTCCCTCCCTTCTCTTGTCGGGATTGTATCATGGAAATTATTGGAATAAAAGACCGCTTCCAGTTATTTCCATATATCAGGAAATAAGCGTCAGAAGCATTGTCGGCGCACAGTTTATCATTTATATTCAGAATCAAACAGATCAGTGATCTTGACATCAAGTGCAGCTGCTATCGCTTCAAGCTGGCGCAGTGTTGGCGATGTGATGCCGTTTTCAATCGTGTTCAGCGTTGACTTGCTGATTCCTGTCAGGGCTTCCAGCTGCTTCAAAGTCAAGTGTCTGTCTGTTCGTGCCTGCCACGTTAGGATTTCCATTGCGTCATCCTCCTAGTTTTGATTATGTACACGCTTCAGGCACTCTATACAAATAAAAAAGGAAGCCGTGACCAGCGACTTCCCTTGCGAAACATTGAAACAAAATATATCGCGGAAGACCGCCCACGATGATATTATGTCCTTTTACATTCTATCATATCAAGCCTTCTTTCGCTACCAGAAAGAAGGTTTTTATATGTCTTTTTTTACTCCAAACCCACAACTTTTCGGGCTTCGTGTAGTTAAATATATCAGATGCAGCCACGATGATCAGGTGCTTCACGGCGATACGCTTGAAGCACAAGATCTGATTCTTGAAGATTTCATCAAAGTGAATCGGATGATACTTGTTGACACATTCATTGATGAAGCCCTGACCGCAAGAAAGAGGTTCAACAAGCGAAAAGAGTTTGTCAGGTTGTTGAACGGCGTGAAGGCTCACGACTTCGACCTGATCATATTCACGAAGCTGGATCGCTGGTTTAGAAATATCGGGGACTATCACAAGATTCAGGAAATACTTGAAGCCAACGGCGTGCAATGGAAGGCTGTCACAGAAAACTATGATACTACAACCACGAACGGACGACTGCACATCAACATCCGTCTGTCTGTCGCACAGGATGAATGTGATCGTGATTCCGACCGAATCAAAGATGTGTTTGCTTATAAGCTGAAGAATAAAACCTATGTGTCAGGCAGCCTTCCGCGCGGTCTGAAACTGGATGCGGAAAAGCATGTCATCATTGATCCTGAATGGAACTGCTTTGCGCTTGATATGTTTGACCGCTTTGAAGCTACATGCAGCAAGCGTGACACACAGCTTTTTCTTCAGGAAAAGTATAATATTCGTGTCTGCTATGATACAGTTGCGCGATACCTGAAGAATCCGCTTTTCAAAGGTCAGTATCGTGATGATCCTGACTTCTGTCCTGCGACAATCAGTCCTGAACGCTTTGAGCGCATCCAGAAACTTGCAATCAGGAATGTTCGGATCAGACACACACAGCAATTCTATATTTTTTCAGGTCTTCTGATCTGTTCGTCCTGCAATCATTATATGTGCGGTACTGTCACATACAGAAGGATGGCTGACGGCTCTGAAAAGATGTACAAGAATTATCGTTGCAATTTCAAGGCGCAATCAAAGCTGTGTGATCGCGGCAAAACATATCGTGAAGCTGATCTTGAAGAATACATGCTTGCGCACATCCGTCCTGCTCTGTCTGATTATATCGCGAAGTACGAAGTGACTGCTGCCAGCACAGTTCAGAAGAATCCTGTCACTGAAATTGCAAAGATAGAACGCAAAATGAAAAAACTGTATGATTTGTTTATGGATGACCTGATCGACAAGGAAGCGTACAGAAGTGAATATGACAAGTTCAAGGCGCAGATCGAAGAACTTCAAAAGTGTTCGACTGCTGCACCTATGCGAAGCCTTGACAGTGTGAAGAAGCTGCTGTCGGAAGATTGGGAAGCCGTATATCATACATTTTCGGATCGGGAAAAGAACACTTTCTGGAAGTCGTTTGTTGAATCGGTGCTGGTGTATGAGGATGGAAGCATGGACATTCGTTTTTTGTAGTCTTTGTCGTACTAACTATGCACCGCCTGTAGGCTCATCAGCAAGAATAAGCTTTGGATTAGTAATAATGGCTCTTGCACTTGCCACTCTCTGCTTCTGTCCGCCTGACATCTGATAAGGATATTTGTTTAATACATCTTCAATACCAAGCTCTCTTGCAGTCTGTCTTACTCTTAATTCAATCTCCCTAGCCGGAACATTCTGTATAGAAAGCGCCAGTGCAATATTTTCAAATGCTGTTAAGGTATCAAGAAGATTAAAGTCCTGAAAGATAAAGCCTAACTCTTCTCTTCTGAACTTGTTAAGCTTATTACCCTTTAACTGTGTAATTTCGTTGTCTCCGACATATATCTTACCTGTAGTCACCTTATCAAGTGTTGATATACAATTAAGAAGAGTCGTCTTTCCTGAACCGCTCGCTCCCATTATAGAAACGAATTCTCCCTTTCCAACCTCAAACGAAATATTGTCAATCGCTTTGGTAAGACTTGATTTGTTTCCATAATACTTTTCAATGTTATCAATCTTAAGTATTGTTTCCAT